TGGCTAGTAATTATACCAGTTACCGCCATGACTGCGTTGCTTGTGTTTACTGTAACAGTGGCAATATTAATCAATTAGGGGAAGAGTGATGAAAATTAAAGAGATTATTTCGCAACACAGAAGGGATTTTACAGCAGTTTATGAGTGTGAGCATTGCTTGCACAAAACAACTGGACACGGGTACGACGATGCTAATTTTCATCGGCACGTTATACCCACAATGCCATGCAATTCTTGCGATAAAGTTGCGCCAGAAAGTTGTAAGCCCCGCGCTACTAAATACCCTGAACACATGATTATCTAATTGCGACAATGAGGAGCAACAACATGTACCAAGCTAAACCAAATCTAAACAACAAGCGCGGAATTAAAACCTTTAAAACAGAAGAAGAGGCCGCGCAATATTTGAATAAAATGACAGGTATTTCAATGCCAAAACAAGATTGGAAAATGCTTAGTAAACTAATAAAAATATATTCTTAATTATCTCAGGGGCTATCAAAGCCCCTTTTTTTAACCCTGCTCCGTTTCAATTAACCTCTTTAGATACCATTCAGCCTTCTGCAGAGACTCTACGCCGCCCTTTTCCTTGTATCGCCATAGGTACTTCATACAACAAGCTTTACAATGTGCCGCAAACTCTGCCCTAGTCATACTAGCTTCAATCGCGTCGATACACTCGATACCTCCCTCGCTTTGATAATGCGATGGGCTATTAACATTACAATTCCCTGACATTTCATTTTTAATTAACGCCATTACTACCTCCTAATAAGGTGTGACGGTTGATCGTTCAACCTCACCATGATCGACATGATATGTAATTGAGTGTGCCGCCCTCTTCGATACAAATCCACCTCTAGCCGCATAAGCATCCCTAGCCGCCAGCGTAGGGTGTCGCTCCACGATAGCACCGCCACCTTCTGAAATATGCGCCTCAGAATGATGATAATGCCCTGTGTGAATGTAGCAATACTCTGTATCACCCCACATTGCCCTATAACGTGGCTCACTGGCAAATAACTGAGGTAGCTGTGCGTTCTTTTTCTTGTGGCCGTGGTGGAACCCTAACATAATATTTCCATGTTGGTGCGCATAATATGGGAACTCAGTATCATCAACTTCTAGCCTGTCATTGTCACGATAAATTTGCTTAGCCGACTTTCTTAGCCATGCGCTACCGTACTCGTCATGGTTTCCTTCACAAACAATAATCTTCACCTTGGAAAACTTGGCCAACATCAATTCTACGCAACCCATCATTATAGTCATAGATAGCTCGATCATCTTAGAACTGCGGCTATCTGCATCTAAAACGTGACCACTAGCAGGCGTAACCGCTTTTAATGAGTCAAAGTGCAAGAAATCACCCTGTAGATTTAATATTCCCAGCTTAGAGGCAGGCGAGTTAGCGACCAACTGATTAACAGCCTTAAATGCCGTACTCTCTGCTATTTTAACGTCCCAGTCCCCACCTGTTTCAGCCTCCCACGCGTACATTCCCAAATGGTAGTCAGTTAGTGTGATAAGCGTACACAACTCATTAGCCGCTACGTCAGGGGGTTGAATGACAGGCGCGGGGAGCCATTCATAATTCTCTATCGCGTTTAGCATAGTCTCAATAGCCAACTTCTTGTCTGGCGATTGCTTAACCCACTGTAAACCTACACTACCATCGGCTTTGTAAGCTGTACTAACACCAGTCACACCAAAACCACTAGCCGTTTTATGTATCAAGTCAGATTCAGGCTCATAACCACCTGTAGCGGATTTCCTTCGCGCATGTTTTATTGCTTGCGTAATCGCAGATTTTGACTTCCCTAACGCGTAAGCCGCGTTGCGGTGACTGCCGTGCTCTATAACGGCTTCAATCGCCTCGATCTGTTTATCAGTGAGCCGATCATAAACTTCTCGTAAATAAATTAAATTATCCATTATTCTCTCCTGTTGGTGGTTCTGGCCAAGGCATCCAGTGGGTTACTAGACCTTCAACATCTTCGCCGTCTAAAGTTTCCCAAATAACAAACTTGTACTCAGGACATATATAACAATTAATTTGCTCTATAGACTTACTGTCTGCACCCTCAATGAAGCCAATCACGTTACCAGTCTCGCTTGGCAACCTGTCTTCAACACTAATCCACTTCATCACTCTCTCCTGTTATTAGTAGCCCGTTGTCGCCACAGGTGGGCTAGCCCTGCTCACTAGGGAAAAGGAACCCTCGGCTAAAATGGTATATCGTCGTCAAAATTATCTTGTGGCGCTTGTGGTGTTTGTGGTGCTTGTGGTGCTTGCTGATTGTCTGCTTTACGCGGCAACTGCAAGTCATTCACCAAACAACAAACAGTTTTCATTTTGTGGCCTTCTTTGTTTTCCCACTCGTCTACAGACAGCATGCCTGTCACAGTAACTAACATACCTTTCAGGACGTAAGTAGAAACCTTTTCAGCCCGATCATTAAACATTTTGCACGTTACCCAAGAAGTTTTCTCATTGTCGCCATAGCCTTGCTTTACTGCCACGCTAAATTGACCTATGGCTTTGCCGTTTGGAGTGTGCCTAACTTCCATATCTTGCCCTACGTTACCGCTAAATGTCATTACGTTAATACTCATATAATCTTCTCCATTGCTATTAAAATACTTTCAACTGATTTATCAATCTCGGTTTGTAGCTTTGCTAAAAATTCATCGTCTCGCATCACAGGAATCAACAAGGGTTTTACTTTTGGGTGATAGGCGAACAAATCCCAAGACTGTGCACCAGTTATTAACATACACCCCTGAACCTGTTGATAATAGGCATTATGAAAAGTAGCGGGGTTTAAGTGATACTTGACCATCGTACTTGCTTTAGGGCATTTTATTTCCAGCCCTGAAACTATGTTTTTATCTTGATAAATAACACCGTCAGGACTGCAACCGTACTCGCCATAATCATGCAAAATAAAACCATGTTCGGTGACATCAACATCATGGATAAACTCATAGGCTTGCCGCGCCTCTTGCTCCAACTCTTTGCCGCGATCCATGTGCTCATTCGTGTAAAAAGAGTCCGACTCGCCAGTTAAACGCTCGCCAATTAACTCATGTACATAACCCACAGCTTGCTTTGACGGTTCACCCTTTGTTGTCACTAGCTTTTTAAAGTTACTGGCAGAAGGTTTGCCAAGCCTAGATTCAAGCCATTCATCTGAACCCTGTTCGTGGTCTAAGATAAGCATTTTTTAGCCTCCAAAACAGTTACAACCGCCGAATAATTGGTGACTAAAATTTCTTCCACCTTCTGAACTTTTGCCCACTTTAAAAACGCCGCTTTGTCAGAAACCCTCTCTTTAAGCAACGCATTTATGTAAACAACCTCCCTGTTCTCTATGTAGGATGGCGTTATAGACTTGACTTCGCTTTTATTCTCGTCTCCGCGCAACATTGCCGCCTCCGCATCATCATCTGCAACTGGTATTCCTGCTATGGATTGCAAAGCGTACCGTCTTGCGTATGTTATTGCAGATCCAGATGATTGAGGGTCTTTTTTAACCGTTGGCAACGTGTATTCCATTTCAAGGTATTGACCAGAAACGTGCATTAATCTAGTTGATACGCCAACGCCATGTTCGTTACTAATTGGGAATTGGGTATAACTCAACCCGTTATCGAAAAACGGTTGTTTGATTGCCTTAATAACTGACGTTATATCAGCATATTTTGATTTAAAGAAAGGGTTAGATGAATCTTTAACAACGCCCCCCATTTGTCCCTGAGCATTACATAGTGCTTTAGCTAACTCATTGATTAATTCACTTGATTTCATTGCTCACTCCTTGCTGTTTCCATTTGTTCAATCATGTATCTAAACGCATAACCCATGTCATACGCTTGTGACTCGCCCTCTTTGTGTGGATAGCCTTTACTGGCATCATAATCCCCACGATCAAGGTCGTTTAAAAACTCTTTATCGTCCATTTTCATCTCCTTTTGTTCAAGCCTAGCTTTTATCTCAAACAAGACGGCCCCTATTTCGTAAGTATTTATAGGTGCCACGTCTAAATTACGCACCGAATCCAAACACTTATTGGTCTTTTTTA